GAAATGTTTTAGCTGCTTGTGGTCCTTCAGTTAATATCATTACAGCTAATTTATCTCCAAGTAGCTGTTGATATTCTGTCATCATAGCATCTACATAACCTCTAGGATTTTCATTTTTATCAAAAATACTAAATGCTTTTCTTGCATAACTTGGATTAGTTTGTTTCAATCCTTGATAACCTCTATGTGTACCAGATATAGCATCAAAAAATTCTTCCATAACTTGTGTTTCTTTTGAAGTAAGCTCTACAATATCAAGTAATTCTTTATCACCTGTAATCCAATATTTTTTCATAGCTTGTAACATACTTATTTCTTCACCTTGATACTTAAATCTTTTAGGTAAATTAGGAAACTCTCTAAATATAAGATTTTCTATTTCTGTATCAGGCACACCTTGTTCTATTTTTTTAACTATTTGTAATGTGCCTGTTGGGTCTAAATCTTTACCTGTAGCCATAGCTACCCATCTACGAGGAGAAGTTAAACTACTATATCCTTTACCCCACATTCTGATTTGCTCTTCAGCAATAACACGAGTAGTCCAAGCACCTCTAAGTAATACAGCAGGTTTCCAAGCAGAAGATATGTATTTATCTGCAAGTAACTTTACAGCACCATCTTCTAATTTTGTTGTTTTAGCAAATGATTTTAATGGTGTATTATTCAATACATTATTTTTTAATATGTTAGTTGCTTTAACAACTTTACTTGCAGGAATAACAGGTATATAGTTTTGTGCTAACTCTGTACTCAATCTAAAAGTAGGAATGTCCACAGGAGAACCATTAACATATGCTTTTAATTGGTCGCCAAAATTAAATGCTTGACCTACTTCATCAACAAAATATAATCCTGCTTCTTTAAGTGGCTTTTCATAGATACTAACTATTTCATCAATAATAGTTTCTGATAATAAATCATCATCTATTTTTTTGGTTAGTTCTTCTTTAAATGCTTTAGCAGATTTAATAGATGCTTGAAATAATATATCTGCATTAGCAAATGAATTAGCTACTCTTTGTTCTGGTAGCTGTGCTAATGGATCAACAAAAGCAGAAAAAGCTGTTTCTGATTCACCTAATGTAATTTGTTTTAATATTGCATCATCAGCAGCATCTAACTGGTCTAAACTATCAATAGTTTCTGATAATATTTTTGACCTTGTTTCAGGAGATAAATTCATTTGTCTCATCATATTTTGTAATGTAACCAATGAACCATCTATATCTGTTGGGTCTAAACCTGGTTCATATAATTTAGAAAATAGTCTAACACTTTTAGACCATTGATTATTAAATCTTATTGCAGGACCTATACCAAAATTTGCAAGTTCTGGTGATGTTCCTGTAATTTTAGAAAATAATTGTTGTGTTCTTTTATTTTGTCCACCACCTTTGTATGTACTAAACAATCTATTAGAAAAAGGTATTTTTTGATTAATATTTTTACCAAAATAATCTGTTAATAATCCGAACATTTCTTGTTCATTAGATGATTTAGCAATTTTATTTAAAGTTCTTAAATCTTTTGTTTTAAATAAACTTGATAAATAATCTACATTACCTGCTGCTTGTTCAGGTGTGTTACCACTAACTAAAAACTTTTGCAGATTTACTCCTTTATCAGATTGTAAAAATCCTTCTACAGAATAACCACCTAACTTAGGATATTTCTCTATAACTGTTTTTCTAAGACCACCAGATATACCACCATACTGAGCTATTTGTTTTGCTTTCTGTGCTTCATCTAAAAACTTTATAGTTCTTGCACCTTTAGCAATAGCTCCAGCACCAAATGTTATCCAGTTAGTAGGGTCAAGTGCTAATGTTCCTACAAAATCTATAGACCCTGATAAGTTTCTATAACCTTTTGTACCTGGTTCTATTATATTCATAGCAACTAAAGGTTCTGCAAGTACTCTACCTAATGTTACTTCTGGTGTATATCCACCTGCTTGTAAACCTGCTCTTGTATCACCTTTAAATTGAACACCACTAATTGCTTGTTCTTTAGCAATACTTGTAATTGGTTTGCCTACAATATCTTGTGCTAATTCTAATGCTTTATCTGGTGCAACACCTCTTTTAACTAATTCTTTGTATTCTTCTGTTTCGTTGATTGGTGTTGATTGTGGAATAAGTCCTTCACCAAGATTTATTTGTCTGCCTTGTGATGCTTCACGAAGTGCCATAGTAAAAGCAGTATCTCCTACTTTTTTTCTTATATCATCAAATTCATCAAATACTTCTCCTAATGCAACTGTTCTTGATTTACCTTCTGCTAATTTCTCATTAAATCTTTGATTTATTTCAACTGGAAATCTAGCAAGTAACTGTCCTTTAACAAAGTCTAATCCTGCATCAGCAGCAAGAAATGCTCCTCTTACTACGCCTTTAAATTTATCTGTAATACTATTCCATAAACTATTATCTTGATCTTGAACTTGTAGTGCTAAATTTCGTAATACAGCAGGACTAACTTCTTCTATATCTTGTCCAATTAAACCCATACCAGCAGGAATAGTTGGTGGTATGTATGGAGCTATTTGTAAATTACGATTAGCAAGTCTTGCTTTAAATTTATTATTAGCTGATAATTGTGATTTTAATTCAGCAAATCTTTGTTCTTTAGTTTTTATCTCTGCTTCAAACTCATCTTCAAAGTTTGGATTTTCTACATTTATCATACACCTTTATTTCCTAATAATCTAAGAAGTAAAGGGTCAGGATAAACAGAATAAATAGCTCTTAATAACATATCTGGATCATCAGATACAGGTTCAGTTGGTCCAACTCCTGGTCCAAAAGGTAATCCTGATGTAACAGGTTCACTTGGTCTCTGTGTTTGTGCAAACACATCCATTTGAGGTATTGGTCTCCTCATAGCAGGTTGTGCTTGTGGAGTAGTATCTTTTGGTAATGGTGCAGCTTGTTGCTGTTGTATTAATGCTTGTTGTTCACCATAAGGCATACCAGGTATTCTTCTTACAGCTTGTGTATTGTCTTGTGTATTTCGTGCTGGTGGTGGAACATTTAATGCTCTCCTATCAGTACCTTTGTTACTAGAACTCCTCGTTGCCATCTTGCTCCTCATCATCATAATACATAAAAGTTGAACTGATTATCATATAACCAAAAGGAAACACCATTGGTGGCATTTCATCTCTAAATATTCTTGGTTGGAAAACTTCTTCATCCATTAATATATCATCACCAATTTCATCAACATCACCTAATGAATTGTGTACTATATCTGCAAACTTTTTATTAATTGACATTAGCCACCTAATCCTTGTAGTAACTGTGCTATGCCTGGTGGTGGACCTTGTGGTGGTAAAGTCGCACCCCCAAGCAATTCTTGTTCTGCCATAGGTATTTCTGGTTCTTCTGCTGTAAAGAATTTATCCAAGATATTTTGCATATCATCTGGATTTTTTCGTATCTGTACAACAGCCATAGTTGCCTTGGCATCACCCTGTTGGGCTTGTGCTAATAATGTGTCAAATAAAACTTTATCTGCTTTTTCTTTTGTAATTCTTTCATTCACTCTAACAAGGTTATCTAATCCATCTAAGTTTTCTTGTAGAGTTTGTGTGTCTATGATACCAGCTTGTAGTAACTGTAAACCTGTAACAATCTTTTGTGGTTCATCATAACCAGCCATAGCACCATACACTCTGCGTGTCTTGTATGATCCTTGTATGTCAAGTGATGGATTGTATGTTTCAGAGTAAAATTTATTATCCATATAACCAGATAATGCTTTTGTCTTACCACCATACATTTTCTCATCCCACTCTAATCTCTTAGAATCAATCATCTCTATAGCATCAGCCATAACAGTATGATATTCTCTAATCATTAAAGACATACTTGCACCTAGTTCTTCTAATCCTCTACCAGTTGCAAAGCTAAGTGGAGACTGTGAATCATCAGAAACAGGATAAGAACCACCAACACGAAGTTGTCGTTCTATTCTATCTATCTGTTGAAAAATTTGATAAGGAACATTTGATGCAGGTTTGCTTACTTGTGTACCTGGTGCTAAATAGTTTACAGCGAATCTACCTTTACGATATTGTCCACTCTCTATCTCACCAGATATATTTGTTTCTGTAAATACTGCATCTTCCATAGCTATTATTGACATCACATTAATCTTTGCCATTGAAGCCATAAGACCTATGATTTGGTCATACTGTCCTTGCAATCTGTCAAAAGCAAATTTCT